CCACCACCTGCCAGGCTAGAGTGAATCACCGTTTTGGGGTATGACCTCAGAAAACCCAGTAATAGTTTATTGTCATATTTAGGACAAAATTGAAGAAGTCCAGCCTTCCCAGGAATAGGCAGGTTCCGACTCAAAAGTTGGTCGTGTCTGATAGTCTGCAAAGACTATGGGACCATAACCAGACTTAAGGGTCATAATCTGACGAATCCCGGAGGCTTTTTGGGGTAACTCGATAGGAGGCAGTGGAGGACAAACTGGAGTACCACGGGAAAACAATTGAGCTTTCCAGTATAATTCGATTCGTTCCCAAGACATGGGCTTCAATCGATACTCCGGTCTGAACTTCACAGTCATGATATTGTCGTCCACAGGAGGAAGATTTTGAGCGCGAGCCGCATAGGCGACCCGGGCCAGCCAATCATCGTTTTCAGTCGTAATCTCATCCTCAAAAGGGATGTAATCACCAATCTGATAACGAAAATGACATAAAGCCTGAGCAAATCTTGCAGACGGAATACTCATGCCAGACTTGCGATAAAGCGTCATTGCCGGATCGTTTATGAAACGAGCTGCCATCTGACGTTGATCGCGAGTTACACGAGATTTCCAATCCGAAGGAGCCAAGCATGAATCCACTCCAAAACCACCTAAATGAACAGGAAAATACCAGTTGGGCCGATAAATCGGACCAAACCATTCTTTTCCAAAACGAGAAAATGTGGCAGGGACAGAACAGCGAGTCCAAGGACAACCAAGAACCATCGATGACAACTCTTTCCCAATTTGGGTTGGAGTGGCCAAAGATTCTCCTTCTTTCAACGAGGAGCCTATGAGCATCTTCTGATTAAAATAACCACACTTAACCATTACCGAATTTCGGCGACGGAAGAGTTGAGAATTAATCATACAAGCGATAGGGGACAAATAATGTTTACCAGTAGAGATCTTAAAACCAGCCTGTTTACAGGTAGGAAGAAAGAATCTATCATGGAAATCTTGGGTGCATTTGAACAACATATCATCTCCATTAACAAGCACTTTATCTAACATTTTCCTGTAAAGCTTAGTCCTCACCTCCAATGTGAATTCCTCAGACCCGCGAACCCAAAGCCATAAGGCATGACGGTAAACGGCGAGATTAATCACACAGAGGAGAGGAAAGGATAAAGGGTGACCCATCAACTGACCCTCGATC